CGTCCAGCAAAGAGGGCATACAAGAAGAAGCAAAAGTTGGAAGTTGAGTTGACGGAAGCAACTGCAGACGAAAACGTAAACGTTTAGGAATTAGCCCTGGCCCCCTTCGGGGGGCTGGGGCTTTTCTATGTCTAAAAACAAGAGAGGAGTCCACAATGGACTGGCAAAAAGCGCACGACGAGAACTATTGTCACTCTTATATAGAGTGCCCAATCTGCCAATACAGGCAGGGATATAACGACGCTATTCAATCAATAGCGTGTCAGTGACAGGCACTGGCCCCTTCGGGGGCCAGCTGTTCTGTCATTTTTTTTATGCCTAAAACCAGCTACTTCTTAGAAACCGGCCTTCTAAGAGCCTGAACGCGCTCTTTTTCTTTCAGTTTACGGGCCATCTCGTTAGGATCTTGCGCCACAATCTTTTCTACGTGGAAATTACTGGTGTTGGCTGTGATATTCGTGTGTCCACTACCAGTTACGGGACTTCGATGGCCTGAAGTAATCATCCCCTTTACAACTTCGGCAGTAGCTCGCTTCATCATTCCAGCCATGAACTGCTCACCACGAGAGTTAAGCGGGATAACAGCCTCTGGGCCAGCTTCAGCGATGCTAGTTAGAGTGCTCTTCATGGCAATAGAACCATCAGCGTTGTTCTTCTTGTTTCGGCTTGGCTCTTTATTGGTAGCGCCAGGAACCAGCGTAGCTTCAGTTTCAGACTGAACTAGCTTTCCGTCCTTTAGAATGAAACCAGGCGGCAAGTAGTCGCTGAAGATTCCCTTGATCTGATCTGCCGTTCCTTGCATCTGCTTTACAAGGTTGCTGGACATAGCTGGGCCAAGCTTTTCAGTGAGCCAGTTCATAGCGTGCTTGTAGTTCTTCTTGGAAAGACCAGTAACCTCGTCGTACATACGAACGAAGTCTTCCTTTGACCTATCAATAGACTTGGCCATTGCAGAGTTAGAACGATCCATCGAGCGTTCGAAGGAATTCGCGCTACGCTTCATAGAGATATCAAACTCTTGCTGTGAGCGCTGTAAGGACTTCTTCCTGTCCTCTTCCTGCCTACGCCACGACTGATTAGCATCGTTCTGTACAAGACCTTTAGTGTCCTTAAGGCGTCCCTTAGATTGCTTGTTTAGCTTATTGATGAGAGTCGGATCGTCTTTGAAGTCATCCATCATGCGATCTAGCTGCTGTGCCTTAGATGGATCTGCAAGGCTCAAAAGATCAATAGAACTTTGGCTAAGACCTAATTTCTTAGCCTTAGCGAGATTTTTGATCTGATTAGCCATCTCGTCATGCTGGTCTTTAAGATTCGCGATCATAGTCTCGGTGTCAGTGGTGTACTCAGCCTGAACGCGAGAGTAAGGGTCGTACATAGTCTTAGCTGCGTCTTCGATCTGTCGCTTAAGCTGGGTATCGTAGTCAGCCTGCTGGTTATTACGAGCTCGCAAGAAGTCAGCGCTAGCATGGCTTTGTCCGCGATAGAAGTCTTCGTATGCGTACTTGTTCTGAAGGTTGAAATCTTCTCTTTGACGCTTCATAGATACGTCGAACTGACGCTGGGCCATAATCATGCCCTTAACGAAGTCATTAAAGCTAGTCTGGATACCACGGTACATCTCTACAGACTGCTTCTTCATCGCGTCTGAGTTAGCGCTATTGCCAGGAGCCAACGCGAGCTGATCTGCAATTCCAGCTTGCGACTTCCACTGATCTGTACGACTCATTCCGCCAGATCGCTGTTGGTTCACTTTCACCAACTCTTGAATGGAAGTATTCAGCGAGCTAACGGCAGGGCTATTAGGATCTTGGCCGTCCATAGCCTTGATGTTCTCGCCAATAGCCTTGCTGATATCTCCACCGGCAATTCGCAGAGCATTGGCAGTCATTTCAGTGACAGCGCCAGTTACTTCACTTGGGTCTTGTGTCTTACTACCAGAAGCAGAAGTTGCTTCACGGACCCTTTCATTATCTGACATAAATCGTCCCTGAGCGGTAGAACGGAACTGCTTTTCCGTGTCACTCAGTTTTGATTCATCGCTAGCCATGACTTTTAGCTTTTGGTTGTAATCGTTATCTGCACCGTCGAAGAACTTCTTGAAGTCTTCAATCTTCGGGCTATCTTCATTTGCCTTCAAGAACGCTTCAGACGAAGCCTTAACATCATTGCCGTTCTCCCGCATGATGTCCATAAACTCTTTGCCCTTGCCGTCTTCAAACAAAGAGAACTGTTCAAGGTTCTTGGCAGCAGAGGTGATAAAGGCATTCCGAGTCGGCTCGCTGTTCTGAGCATCACCGGCTTCATTAGCGCCCTTAACGAAGTCAAAAATAGAAGACTGAGTAGCCTTAGCAGAAACTTCAGGGTTATACATTTGCGAGAAGCTAGTAGCTTTTTGCTGACCAGACATCCAAGCCTGATTAATAAGCTTCTCTGCATCATCGCCTGGAGATAAGTGAGTGCGATCAAAACTCTCAATTGGATTCCATGTACTTCCAGCAGCTTTAGATTGCTGGCGAGCAGCTTCTCTTAGCAGATTTGGTGCAGCGCCAGCATAAGCCTGGTTATCTCCGATATTACCGCCGTTGTAGGCGTCGAAGATTTCCTTAGCTCCAGTAGATCCAAACTTCTTAACTAAGTCTTGTCTGGCAGCATTAGCGTGCTCGTTGTCCAACTTACCGAGAGATTGCAAATAGCCGAGAGCACCTTGTTTGGTTCCTATTTTGCCTACACGCTCGTCTTTGTAATCAGCAGAGCTAGCAGCGGCTGTATCACTAGAAGTAATCTCTTGACCAAACACATCTTTGACAGACATGTTTTTGTCGTTGGTCTTAGAAGTCGCGTTCTTTAACGAATCAGAGAAAGTAGTAACTGCTGATGTGGCAACGCCAAGAGCAGCATCGTACCTCGCGGTTGTGGCTTCAAGTGACTTGGCGTTCTCATCAACTCGTTCACGAGATCCTTGTACTTGTGAATACAGAGCCATTCCGCCCATAGCAGCAGCTCCGAGAGGGCCACCAACCATACCCAAAGCGCTACTAGCTCCACGAGATAGTAGAGCACCACCAGCAGAAGCAATATTCTTAGTACCCTGTGCGATATTCATCGCTGACATTTTTGTTAGCGCGGCAGTAGCGGTAACTGTAGATGCGGCGAACTTAGCTAGAGACCCACTAGCCTGAATTCCAGCCTGAGTTGAACGCGTCATTGATTTTTCAAATGCCATCATGTATGCAGTTCGCTTAGCTACAGAGCTAGCTCCCTGATCCATGTGCTCTACTGCCATCTTGCCAGCATTGTTTGCTCTAGAAGTTCGCTCTTTAAGTTGACTACGAATGGCTCGGTAATCGCTAGTGAAAGTTCCAGACTGGGTAGATGGATCAGCTTTACCCCATCCTCCAGCTTCCTTGTAGAAATTCTCTCCCCATTTTCCATACCACTTAGCTGCGGTCATTGGGGCAGTGGCAACTGCTCCTAGCGCTCTACCGGCAAATCCTGCGCCTTGACCACCGTTACGCTGGCCAATAGCAGAGCCAATTTCGTACATGCGGCTTTGAAGTGGTCCCATTCGACCGCTTGTATATTGATCCATCTTGTCGCTTGCTTCGCCAGAGCGAGCATCACGCATACCAGCAGCCATACCACTGCCACGAACACTGCGAATTGCCCAGCCAGCCATACCAATCTTGCTGAACATTCCGAGACTTGAGACTAATGGGCCAGCAGCCATACCTAGCCCACCTACGATTGTGGATACAAATCCAGCAATCTTGGCGAAAGGTTCTACAACAGGAGTAATCTTGTCAACGAATTGCTGAGCGACACCAACAAGCAGAGTCATTGGTGGAAGAGCGCCCTCGCCAATAGCAGAAGCAAGTTGCTCTACTGAGTTCTTAGCCTTGCTGAGAGTGTCCTGATACGTCTTGCCTCTATCTGCAGCCTCTTTAGTTGCTCCGCTACCGTATCCACTATTAGCGTCAGAGACAGCGGCTCGTAGCCCACCGGCCTCACTAGCTACAGCCTGAATTGATTTAGCTGCACGAATACCGTCATATCCAAGTTGATCCAAGATGTTGACTGCATCTGGACCAGCCTTGTTAATGGATTCAAAGATCTGCACAAGTTGTTCTGCGGGATCTAGATTCTTAAACTCGTCCAGAGACTTACCAATAAGGTTGGCATACTTCAGAAGCTCAGGTGAACCATTTCTGGTAGAGCGAGCGATATCAGCCACCATCGTATTGAAGGTGTTACCTGCAGCAAAGCCATCAGCGCCAGCCCTGTTGAACGCAGCTGAGATACCGAGAACATCCTTTGATGTAAGGCCAGCGACCTTAGAGATAGGAGCAATCGCCTGCGAGAAGCTAAGGATTCCCTCAGCAGATGTACCAGTACTCTGCGAGACAGTTACAAGGCTGTCAGAGAGCTTCTGCATAGAACCAGCGCCAGCTGATCCCATCATCCCCATCTGGCGGCTGAACTCAATCATTTGTCCAGTTACTGCCGGGAGTGATGCGTTAGTGGCCTTAGACAGATTCAGGAACGTACTAGCCAGCTTTTGGTTCTCTGCCTGTGAAGAGATACCCATTTGGCGGATCTGGGCAGTAAGAGCAACAATTTCGCCACGGCTCTTAGAGGTAGTCCTAGTTAGCTCGTTAATGCCCTTTGAGTACTTCTGGATGTTGTCTTGGCCTTTACCAAGAGTGACATTGATTGTGCTGAGTTGCTTTTCGTAGTTGGCGGCAACTGCTGCGAAACCAGTCATTGCGGCTAGATCTGCAGCGGAGAACAAAGTAATGCGCTTACCAGCGCGTTTACTCATTCCATCAAGTCGAGAAACAACCTTGTCTACAAGCCCAATAAAGCTATTTGTTTCTTTGGAAGCTGCTTGCAGGCTATTCGTATAACCAGATACATCGGCGTTGAGTACTACGTTGGCATTCGCATCGTAATTATCCACGATATGCTGCCCTCTTCCGATCAGTTATCATCTTCGCGTACTGCTGCGAAGAAGTGGGCATTAGACTGACCGTAGTACCTGGAAGCTTACTGCCTTCGTCCGCTACGCTCTTTAAGTAGCATCCCATACAGAATTGCTCCACAGGTTCATAGGCTCGTCTATTACCGCCGAGTTCTGGTTCCCACTCCCATTCTGCCGTACCGCACATCCCGCACTTTGCATTCTCTTCAATTAGGAACGCTAAAGCCTTAGATTGGTCTTCTGCGTCCCAAGATTTGAACTCAGAGTGCGGGATACCAGCTTGTTTGCACCACGTCATCTCTAACCAGAAATGATGGTCATTTCTTAGTCGTTCACGTTGAAAGGGATATCAAGACCCCTCGTGCAGATATTTACTGCCTCTGCGAACAACTGAGCGCATTCTCCACGGCTCCAGGCCGGAGAAGACCAGATTTCTTTCCATTCATCAACTGACATATCTGGCTCAGCAACAACACGCGAGAGCAGTGTTGGAGCGAATTCCTTGATGTTAAATGGCTCACCCTGAGCACGTTGCTCAGTAGTTGGGGGGCACTTTGACTGCAAGCGGTCATACTCAACATGGCTGATGGCAACAAACTTCAATTCAAGTTCTTGCTCAGAACCATCTTCGTCGTTAATTGTGATGGTTACTGACTTTGATGCAGGCTTCTTGTTGCGAAGAATGTTGAACATATTCTTCTTTGAAGCAGCGCTCTGTGCCTGACGAGCCTCTACAGTTTCCGAGTCTGACTTTGCAGTCATTTCTTGCCCTTCTGTCGGTGTTGCGCATAGCCTACAACAAAGCCCCCGTACTATTGCTAGTAGGGGGCTTTACTGTGTGTCGTTTATGGAGCAAGCACCGTAGCATTCTCGTTCGGCTCCTGCGGAACTGAACAGGTGACTGAAAAAGTCATCACGGTATTGTTCGACATATTCTGCATTGTTCGTGATGTTACGACAACTGGCCAAGTCTCAACAACATCGCCTGTTTCTGGAATTCCGTCAGTTCCTGTCCCGCCAAATCGCGAGATAACAAAGAATCCGTCAGTTCCACGAGGGAGGGTATCCCAAGCGTCATCGTCAACACTATCGCGGTAGAAGTCAGCAGTAAACGACGCCTGGTTCGTGCCACTGATGTTCGTCTCAAACAACGTGTCGAACGCTGGTGTCGGAACCGTGTTTCCCTGGCTAGCTGCATTCAGTGAAATCAAATATGGAGTCAGATTAACTCCTGCAGCAATTTCATCTTCAGCAGGGACCAAAGTTAGGTCAGCAAGGGTTGTAAGAAAACCAACCCAAGTATTCTCGTTTGGAATCAAACGTGCCATGTCAGTTCCCCTTATGCCGCGACAGTAGCGTTTTCATTCGGCTCCTTGGGAACCGAACACGTAACGGAGAAGGTCATCACCGTATTGTTGGACATGTTTTGCATGGTGCGTGAAGTAACCACAACTGGCCATACCTCAACCTTGTCGGCTGCGACTGGCTTGTTGGCAGTACCACCACCACCAAATCGTGAGATGATAAAGAATCCGCTCGTTCCACGTGGCAACGTGGTCCATGCAGTATCAGCTGAATCATCACGGTAGAAGTCAGCGGTAAACGACGCTTGGTTAGTACCACTAATGTTCGTTTCGAACAACGTGTCAAATGCAGGAGTCGGCACAGTATTACCCTGGCTCGCTGCGTTCAGAGAAATCAAGAACGACGTTAGGTTGGTAGCCGCAGTACATTCAGCTGCAGTAGGAACCAGCGTGGTAGCCCCGTTGGTAAGGGTAGTTTTAAACCCAACCCACGTATTCTCATTTGGAATAAGTCTCGCCATTACAGTTCCTCACTCGTGCTGGCTTCTGTCTCTTCAACAATAACTGGCTCCGCCACTATAGATTGAGAGACTTCTTCTTCAATTTGCTTGCCATTTTGTACCCAGCCACGACGCTCCCAGACTGACAGCGACTCAGGAAGAATCTGTGATTCTCCCAACTTTGGATGGGTAATGCTAATCTTACGTTCCATTACATAGGCTCCTTGCTAAGCCATACTGAGTAGCTATCCGTCTGACCAAAAAACGGTGGCTCTGTAGTATCGGCGCGTTGAATAGATCCAATCGACTCAATCTTAACCTGTTGAATCTTGTAATCGTACTCACCCAGAGTAATAACACTATTCCGCATACTAACGAACTTATAACGAATTGCATCAGCGATAAACTCTGTTTGTTCTGGAGCAACACCAAAGGCAGACACCATGTATGGCAGTTGCCAGTCCTGTAGATTTCCTCCAATTGGACCAGTATGTCCGCCAGAAGCTCCTGGATTAACAACTGCATATGGGCGAAAAGAAGATAGATCCTTGTTTGGCTGGTCACTCCATCCCGCACTATGAGGAGCTTGCGCCAAGCCAACATCATCAATATGCTCTGTAGTCTTTAGAGTATCTACGATGTAGCCAGATAGTTCTCTGCGCGTTATCACGCTTTACCCACAATCTTCATGGCCCCTTGCTTAGCTAGCTCTGGAGCCATATTGCCAACAACTTGTCTTAGCGCTGGCCTCATGTAAGGCTGCGCTTTGATACCAGGATGAGTAACTTTCTTAGTGTATACGACTTTTCCACCTTGTGTGGTGAAGCGCAGGTACTTACCCTTCTTTGGTCTGATCTCGTATGTACCAGTAGGGAATTCGCCGCGAGATCCAGTACCGAACTCAAGAAACGGACCATAGAAGACGTTTGGCCCAATCACTGCTCTAGTTGCGCTTGTGTACCTAATTCCAATGCTATTACGCAACTTTCCAGTTTTTACAGGAGCAATAGACTGAGCCACTGACTGAATCTGCGTCGCTGCGTCTTTGATGATAATTTCAGCAGCAGTATTGATATCGCTATTAGCTGCCTTAGACAAACGCAATGCCAGCGATTTTAGGTCAGCCGACGCTGCATACGTCATTATTCTTCCCAGTTGGCGTTATTAGTAAATGCAGTGATCTGCATACGACGCACTGCCCTCATCAATCCGCCGCCATCTGTAGATAGCACTCGCCACACAGTAGTTTCATTTTCCAGATCAATAGGCATATCACTAATAACCACTACGCTATCTACTGGAATGTAAGCAGAGTCGTATGGAATAGAACAGTACGTGGTCTTTGTGGCGATAACATTGTCGCCAACTATTAGCTGCCCGCTGCCCTCGATAGAGTAAATACGGGCTTTCCCGCTGTACAGTTCCTCAGAATAACTAGAGGTAACCGTTCCGGTAGTCTCATTAAATGAAATTCCAGAGCTAGCGTAGATAGTCACGGTACATGACATATGGGCTTCCGCGCGAGCACGAACGTACTGCTTCGCTCTGTTAGAAATAGTCGGATAACCCATATCTATATAGTCTCAGACTGCGCTTTCCATCAATACCTCGTAACCAATACAGTCAAGGATCTCCTTAAGCGCATCTGCTGGAGACTCCTCATTTACACAATGAGAAGCGGCGTACATAACGGCGCTATGAATATCGTTCTTTGACAACTTTGGCACTTGGATATTCTCAAATGCCTGGTAGTCAATATCTGATGGAGATACCCTAGGTGGTCGCTTAGCCATGCGAGGAGATTACCAGATTTCTGTCTCTGGATACTCTGGAGCCGTTCGTCCACCGAACTCTTGTTGTCCGCCTCTACGGTTATCGTTGAATCCCATTCCAAAGCTCAATGGCTTGATAGTGGTGTCGTACTCATCACCAACAAGAATTCCACCAGCATCAGGACCAACAGCTTCCCCTGAAGCCTTGTACATATCGCGCAATGACTGAGCGAGGTCGTTGTACTTTTGCTGAAGCTGCTCGCCCGATACAGATACCCCATCCGCAGAATACGAGACTTCCCTAGCAAATCGCCCAGCAATGGTCTCTGCTGCAACAGATGCTACATAAATGGTAGACATGGTGTAGTCGTACCAAGTATCAAGTAGGAACGTAATCTCTTCATCAGAGAGAAGCTGCTCGTCCTCGTTGGTGTCTTGGCAGTAAAAGCGAACAGCATCAATATTGCTATCACTAGGATTACCAGTATACGAAAAAGTCACTGCTCTTTCCCAACACCATACGCATTAGTCAGGGGAGTAGCGAACAGTAGCGAGACAGAACCGATTGCTGCTACAACAGCGCCATCAACCGAGTTAGTTAGCGTGTACTCCCAGTCAAGTCCGCTAATGCCGCTATTTACCAGAATTGCCTGGAAAACCAATCCAATAAACGTACCAAGCAGAATAGCTACAAAGTGGCGTACTGGTGCTGGAACATTAGCGACAATCCAATTGCTGATTTGAGTAATCATGGCAACCTCCTATTACATAATACGAGAAGCTAGAAGTCACGCCCATGGTGGCGTTGACTGTTACGTTCGTACTCAGCACCCTCTAGCAGTGAAGTGCGGTGCTCTAGCTCACTCACTTCTTCTTCAATTTTGCTAAGCGGCGGACCAATCTCGTCTTTAATAATCGTCTTAATAACTTTTCTCTGTCTGGATTCGACAAGAGCATATACGCCAACGATAGATATAATCCCGACAGCAAGTTTTCCAAGATCCTCATAGACGCTGACCCACTCTGGAGTCACATACCCTAGATATTGCGAAACGATCTGCGTATTAATAACGAAGAAAAGTAGGAAGGCCATTACCTCACCACCGTAAACTTATTGGCCTTGCCGAGCTTCTTAAGACTCCAGTAACCAGGAATGCCATCAGCCGCTCTACCTCTAAGACCAATACTACGCTGATATTTAGCGTACCTCTTACGGAATACTGGCCCACAAGCATTTGTCTTAGCACTCAGACCAAGAGCTTTACGTGCATATCGCAAGTTAGCAGTAGAGCCATTGCGGCGACATGCTGTAGCTGCCTTAGAAGCGTCAATAACCGGCTTTGGCTTAGGTGCAGGCTGAGGCGTAGGAGCAGTAAGCTTTGGAGCAGGATTTGGATTCCTACCAAATGCGGCAGGAAGATATGCATCTGTCCAGAACGAAGGACTCATCCCCCACTTTTGCTTGAACAAAGACAACTTGACCCTACTGATTCGGCCCCTACTAACAATGTCATTGCTATATACGGTTCCATCGCCAGCACTGAGAACTACGTGACCCCAAACACCAGTATCAGGTCCGATAAAGTAGATGATTGCGCCAGCTGGGATATCAGTAGCCTTCTTAGCTGAATGACGAAGTTTCTTTGGAACAGCACGACCACCAGCCTTAGCACTGGCGTATCCATAGCCTCCGAACCCGTAGTACCAGCTAATGCTGTGTGCACATAGCGCGAAGTAGTTCTTGTCTGGGTGAGAGACCTGACCCGCTGCATAGACGACTGCCTGCGCTGGACTCCAAGGTGTATTAGTAATCTCTTTTGCGAACTGAATGTTTGAAGCACCAAATCCATCAATCGGAGCTTCGTACTGCTGAGGATCTGGCGGTGGAGCTTCAGCATTAGGGGGAGCAATACCGTTATCTGGAATAGTACCTGGCTTAAGTGCAACTGCGTCTTTTGCTGGGGTAA